GCCCAAGATAATATTTTATCTAAAAGACCAACATAAATTTCTCCAGTATGATTGCTGTAGAGTCTTATTTTTCCATCCCAATGTTTACTGCGATATTGGGGCATAAATTTTGCTCCTGGTACATCAAAAGTAAAATGATCAAATAACTCTTGATGAATATGCGGATCTGCTTCAACCTTTAGATATATTTCATTTTTCTTTTGTATAATAATATCAGTCATATCCTGCCGTGAATTTAAGAAATTCGATACTATTTTTGATTTGATAAGTTCTATTTAATATTGTTTTGAGAATACTATCCAAATAATTTAACATTGTTTGATAATATTCTATTTTGGATATAGATTTTAAAATTTCTTCATCTGCATCCATATACTTATCTATATCTGGTTTCAAAACCTTATGGTCAAATGGATTTTCTTTATATACTTCTGGTTCTGCCTTACCAGAGTAATACATCCATTTTTCTTTTTTTAAAATCTTATATTTGTTTTCTTCTAGTTTTCTGAGAAGAAGAATATTGTTATAAAGTTTATAATATTTTGCATGAAGAGCAGGTATTTTAATAGACTCATCGTGTAGATTATCTTGGTCTATAATTGAATCTTGCTCCCATAATAATTGAATTTCATCAAGGTTCATAGTTTCAATAAGTTGTTATATCATATAAAGTATACTTGAAATTTACCTGTGCCGTTACATATTGAACGTCAGTATTGGTAGCATCAAAATTAATTGTAGAAAGTGATGTTGGAAATAAACCTTTAAAACTAACTGATGCTACTGGATTGTAATTGCTGTTGTAAATGATTAAACTCCCATCAGATTGACCAGAAGATGCGTTTTGAACTCCTGGATTGTATGGGTCTTGGTTGAGAAATTCTTGGTATTCCCCAATGTTCTCTGGGTATCCAAGACCTCTTATCCAATTATGAACTTGAAGATAATTTTCTAAATTTTCATCAACAAAAAATTTTAAATTAAAATCATCATAACTAATCTTATCACCAGGAATTGGAATATCTTTCAAATAAGTAGGTTGAATTGCTACACCAAGATTAATTCCAGGTATTTCTGCGGAATTAGAAAAGAAATCAATTTTTGGATATTTTGATAATACAAACTTAAAACCTAATGGAGATAAGTAGTTTTTATTTCCAATCTGATTTGACAACGATGATGTAGCCATTTTTATTTTTATTTATAGGCATAAAAAAGGGTCCCAAAAGGGACCCTCTGGAAAAATGTGAAAGAAACTCACATAAGGTTTTGGACTTGTACTCTTCTGTAGTAACGGTTTGAGTTAGTCTGAATGCGACCAAGGTTGGTCTCAACACCCGATGACTTACCTTCAGCAAATGGATTAGCAACAAGACCATAACGAGTCTTGAATCCGATTTTTGGCTGGAAGGTGTTCTCACCAACGGCACGAACCATTTGGAGAGGAACATAAGGACAGTAGAAGAGACCTGCATCATAAGGGGAAGAACCCTTATAACCGACAACATAGTACTGACCACCAGTTGCACCAGTTGCTGGGTTACCAGCACCACCCGAATATGGGTCAATGAAAACACGATACTTACCATTGAGAACACCAGCAAATGTATTGCCGGTATCATCTACGTTAAGGTTTGCATTAAGTGCAGGGGTGTAGTCAAGGAGACCAGCCATTGAAAGTGCAGAAGCAACATCCGAAGAACACATGATGATGTTGCCCTTTCCTCTACGAGTTCTTTGTGCGATTGCGTTAGCATCACGCTCGATTTGGAAAATAAGACCCTTGAACTTCTCAACTGACCAACGACCGTTAGAATCAACGTCAAGGTCAAAAGTACCAGCAGTAGCAGTGTTGAACTGAGCACCAGATTCAGCAGTCTTGTAGATAGTACGAATAACTTCACGGTTAATTTCAGCAAGAATCTCTGTTGAGAGAATGTTTGCTAATTCCGCTTCAGCATTCAGACCGTGGATTGCCTTGAGGTCTTGTGCGAGTTCAAGTGAGTACTCAGCCTTGAGTGCTCTTGACTTTGCAGTAACGGTGACTTTCTCGATTGAGAAAGCCATTTCGTTAAAACTTTCTTGACCTGATGCACCAAGTACTTCTGCATCAGCAGTGGACATACCACCACCAACGTTATAACTTTGCTGTGAAGTACCAGCAGCATTCAGAAGACCAGGGTTGCTACCAGTTTGTGAAGCAGTAGTACCAAAACCTACGTTTGATTCAACACCAGGATTGACAGCATACTGGGATTGGTTACCCTTTCTTCCAGAGAACTGGGTATCAACTTCATCAAAGAATGCCTCAGCACCAGTTTGACTGGTGTAACGTGAACGCATTGCGAAAATGAGTCCTGTAGGACCGTTCATTGGTTGAACACCTGCGAGGTCATATGCGACCAGATTAGGCATTGAACGACGGATGAGGCTAATCAGAACAGGGTCGAAACCTGCTACTGGACCACCTGATACTGCACCACCAGAGAAACCAGCAGTGTTACTGGTTGAACCAGTTGTGGAACCTTCACCGAGGAATTCTCTTTCCTCACGAAGGAATTTCTCTTGATTCTCCAGGAGAACTGCGGTTACCATTCTACGATGTGAATCTTTGATTCCATCAAGTCCCTGATAGTCAAGGAGTGGTGCCCACTTCTCCTGCAGATGTTCTGCGTTGAACATTTGCATTTGTTTTACCTCTTTAAAAAATTTTAGTTTGATTGTTATAATTTAAAAATCACTTTTTAGAAACTCTTTGGAGTGCATCGAGATAATATGACATCGAACCAGATACTGGTTGCGAATAATCAGTTTCTTCTGCGATATAATCCGAGTTGTCTCTTTGAGTACCAGCGTTTCTGGGGAAATAAGATTCCCTTAATGTTACCAGTTTCTCACGATAGCTACCTTCACTATCAAACTCAACATTTTCTGCAAGAGAAGCGAGTTTATCCTTCTGAGAAAGTGCGAGACCCTCAGAAACTTCGGCAAAGATTACTTCAGTAACCGACTCTGCTAATCTTCTATTCAGAGCAACATTCCTATGAATTTGCTCATTGAGTTTGGACTCCATATCATCAAGTTTTTCTACCATACTCTCAAGTACATCATATCTATCTTCAGGGATTGTTACATAATGATCTTCAAAAAGACCTTTCATTCCTTGAAGGAATGATTCGGTCATTTCAGTCTTAAGTCCTTGCTCTACTTCAAGAGCATTTTCTTGTAACCATTCTTCTGAAACATACTCAAGGTATGCATCAAGACGGTCAGTTAATTCTTCTCTAATTACTTCTACTTCTTCAGCAAGCTTTTGCTCATATTGATAAGCAATTGCTTCTTCGATTTGTTCGGTTCTAGCATTCAAAGCAGCTTCGAAAACTGTTTTTGCTTTTACCTTGAAATCTTCGGAGAGTTCTTCACCAGAAAGAAGTGCATTTACGTCCTCTTCGATTTCTTCTTCGATTTGGGCAAATGCCTCTTTCATTGCTTTTTCTTTTTCGTCCTCTTCATCATCTTCTTCACTATCTTCATCTTCACCTTCTTCATCATCCTCATCATCTTCCTTATCTTTTTTGGAAGATTTTTTGTGTGCTTCGGAAACTACTTCATCTTCATCATACTCATCTTCGTCATCGATGAGTTCTTCCTCATCATCTTCTTCGACTGATTCCTTAGCAAGGGACTTCATAGCATCTGCTGCTTTAGCACCCTTGTTTACAACATTCTTAACTTGCTTAAGAGTTGCGCCAGGAGTTGAAAGTTTTGCAGAGTCATCATCTGGTTTGTAGTTCTCTGGAGTTGGTCCTCCAAGATCTTCCCAACTACCAGTTTGACCATCAGGAATGCCTGTGGTTAACTTCTGCATTGGTTCTGCTGCTTTTGCTCCCGCATTCACAGCAGTTTTAGATTGTTTAGTGCCTGTTTCCATTTCTTGTAAGTTTTTACCACGGGACATTTTAGATCTCTCCGATTAACCTATTGTTTAATCTTTATTTATTTATAATTTAAAGATTTGATAAAAAGTTTTGGAACAGATCAACTTTCTGTTCTTCCAAACGTTTTTGGTCTACTAATGTGTTTATTTTTCTCTTTGCTGCTTCTGCGGCTCTTTCACGGAGAATTCCACCTTCCCAACACCACTCTTTTCCTTCCATAATTCCATTCACAAAAGCATCAGGAGCAGAAGGGTCAGCAACAATATCAGCAGCAGTCGCAAGCATAAAGTCTTCACCAACTACAGAGTATCCTTCGTGTGTTGGAATTAATGAACCAACACCACGAGAAGAAACTCCTAGCATTACACCTTCACCTAGAAGAGATTCCGCAATTTTTCCCATAGGAGTGGAAAGAATTTTTGCTCTTCCTTCGAAATTATCTCCAACTCTCTCTAAACAAACAATTTTATGAGAAACTCTATCAAGATTCAAAGAAGGGCCATCAGGGTGACCTAGTTCTCCAAGAGCACGACCTTTTTGAATATAATTTTCATTATATCTTTTGACTTCTCTTTCAAGAGTTCTCATTTCATAGAGACGCTTGTTTCTGTTTGGTTTGTTTGCTTGAAGAAAAATACCTTCAATAAAAAGAGACTTTTTACCGTTGGTTTCTTCAACAATAACTTTAACCTTTTCGATTTCTTCTGTGATAAGTTTCATTGGATTAACCACCTGCGATTTGAATTTCTGTGATGTGGAGTTTTCCACTTGCTCCATAAGCAGCAACTTTTGTTGTTCTTCTCAAAACACCAGTAGGAGTAGTTACTGGACCTTGACTTGAAGTATTCCAAGTAAGAGTGATGACTCTATTAAATCCACCTGTTCCTGCACTGTTTGTTGCGTTTACTGAAGCAACAGTTGCTGCTGTTGTGTTGATACCTGATGGAACAACACCAGTAAGTTCAACAATATCACCAGCAGAAAAATCAGAGAAAGTACCTTCTGGTAAAGTTACAATAGTAGTAGTACCAGTAGTAACACCAACAATAGTTTGTGTGATTGGTGTATCTCTTAGTATAAGTTCAGTTCCAGCTTTAACAAAAATACTAGCATTTGTAGTAGTACTAATCGTTGGAGTTGGAGCAACCTCAACATAAGCATCTTGTTCTGGAACAATTCTCAAAAAACCAGACCTCAAAGCAATTGGGTTGCTAGTTACTGCCACACCAGTCATTGTCAATGGTGTAATCTTTTGTACAATCTTATATACGGACATTGTAATAATTAGACTATATTAGTTATTTAGTATTTACTATCTCTGTTCAATCCAATTCAATACTGCAAGTGCTGCTTTGTTAGCATTGGGACTTGCACAAGCAAGAGTATAAGTATCACTAATTGTTCCAATGCCACTTCTACCTAACTGAAGTGCTGCTCTAACATCAAGATCAACTAACGCACCACTACCATTAATTACAAAACCACTCAAAAGAGTATTTCCACCTGTGGTTGCAGATTCAGTAATATTATATTGCATAAAGGAGTTTGGATCTGGATGATTTACCCAAGTTCCACCTGTATTTGTTGCATTTTCAATAAGTTCCCAATAGACATTTGTATTATCATCCGTTGCTGCTTGTAATGATCTCAAAAGCATCACCGCACCTAAATTATTAGACTTTAGACGAAGACTTATAATCGGATAGAATGTATTTGCAGATGCCATCGTTGTCCCTGTGATGGGATTTGATATACTTTCAAGAGTTCCAAGTTTTTCTGGTTCTCCTTCCTGAATCAGAGAATTAGAACCCTGATAAAGATAATGAGTTCCTGCAACACCAGTTACATTTTCTATCTCACAACGAATTGGTAAGAATGGAGTAGAACACCAAACTCCTGGATTGGTATTTGAGTTCTCAAAAGTATGAGATGCAACAGTCTCATTCTTCATCAACCAAGCAAATTGAACTATACCTGCACCATACCATTCATAATTGATAGAAATCATCTGTTGTTTTGTTGAGTCTGCAGTTACTCCAGAGTATCCATTACCATCAAACTTGTCACCATTCCAATTATCTCTGTATACTCTTGTTTCTGTGGTAATTCCAGTTACACTACTGCGAACTACATAAGAATATGTTCCTCCATTATCCTCAAAGAAAATACCATTATTATCATCAAACAATCCAAATCTTCTGCGAATACCGACTTGTGGTTGTTCTAAACGAATTGAAAATGCAAGAGTTGTACCTCTACCAGGAATGTATCTCATCACATTCTTGGTTTGACGAATTACTTTACTACCAGCAGTAGAACCAACTTGCATTACAATATTACTGGCATTTGCATTAAATGTTGCAGTTCCTACTCCAACTATTCTTTCATCCCAAACATCAGTTTCTTTACCATACTGGAAGGTATTGAAGAATACTGTTTGGAACGGAGCAACTTTAAGTCTATTATTACCAGTATAAGTATCTTGTGATGGTTTATATAAGTGAGACATTAAACTACCCTCCAACCGTTTCTATAAACAAAAGTAAGTGAACCATAATCATAAGCCAAAATTGCGTAGTCCTCTTCGTCAATTAAATCAGAACCCGATGGATAAATGTAAATGTGTCTGTTTGCACCTTTAGATGCTTCTCCACGTTCGTCTTTTACTATGTATGTCTTCCCATTCTTCCTTGGTGTGGGTAGAGTGATTGTAACTGCTCCCGCATAGTTAATGCCAATATAGTAGTCTTGTGGTTTGATTGTGTATGTTGATGTTGTCACATAAGTGAGAGGCATATCCATATATGCCAGATTAGTTTCACCACCTCCACCTATTGTAGAAATCTGTTGTTGAATACGAGAAAGGAAAAGTTTATAATGTTTCTGTAAATCGTCAAGTGTTGCGAACTTTTGGTCTAATGGAGTTAATGGGTCTTGTTGAACTTTAACATCACTTGGTTCAGCAAGAAGACCTAATGATTTTTCAATCAGTTCATCTTTGGGTTCTTCAAGTTCTTCCTTATGGTCTTCAAGAACTTCAAGAACTTCATCTAAAGATTCTTCAATTACTTGTTCTTGTTGTGTTGGTGTATCTGAATATAACCAATTCTCAAATGCCTTTACAGTTTTCTGTTTTTGTACTTTTTTCTTTTTCTTTGGAGCAATTTCTTCTTTCAATGGAGACAAAAAAAGTTCATCAAAAGAATCTCCAACGAGAGATTCTTTCTTTTCTTTAATAACTTTTTTCCCAGTACTTATCGTTGAAAAGAAATCATCAACAGCATCTCCTACTGTCTCATCAAGTTCTTTTTTTCTTTTTTGTTTTCCTACACTTATTGCAGTAAAAAAATCAGATAATTCCTTGGAACCTACTCCAAAGTCATTCACTTATCAATCCTCAACATCACCAAAGAGACTTGCGGCAACTTCTGGTCTTACGGCATTAACATTTTCTGCTGATTTAGCAAAAAGAATTTCTTTAATCTTATCGCTGATATCCGTAGGGGATTCATCAGCTAAAATCATATCCATTAAATCATCCATAGTTATAATAAGTTTAACTGAAAATATTTATAATTCCCCAGCAGACCCTAATTCAACACCTGCTTGTTTATCGGTCAATCCTGGTTCTTGGGGCATTGTTCCAAGTGCATTTGGGTCTTGTGGAGCACCAACAGCACCTGGAGCACCCATTGGGTTCATCATTGCTGCTGGGTCTGGAATAGTTCCATCTTTAATTTCTTTCTTCATTTGTGCGTTAATTTCTTTGATTTCACTATCAGTTTGACCGAGAATTGTTCTTCTTACATAATCTGCAGAGAAATAACGACCAAGATATGGGTCCATCGCAGCAACAACACCCAATTTATCATTCATCAATTCATTTTTCTTCAAATCAGAAAAATGATTATCATAAACATAATCAAACTGAATGTGGTCTGATAATGATTCCCAATCTTCTAATGATACAATATTTTTAAGAATTAATTGAGTTTTAAGTAAATCAATAAAAATTTGAGAAAATCTTTTTCTCAATCTTCCAACAAAACGAGTGAATTTAAGTTCATCTCTTAAAATTTCTGATGAACGACCAAGATTAAATCCACCTTCCGCAGCAAGTCTTGTTGGTGGAACACCTAAAGAATCATAAAGTTTCTTTTGGAAATACTCAATATCAGCAAGTTCTCCAAGATTTTGCCCACCAGGAAGTGTGGTGATTTCAGTTCCTCTACCACCTTCTCTTCTTGGTAACCAGAAGTCCTCAAGCATCGCCATATGCTTTCTATCATCTTTAATCTCACCAGTGCTTGCATCATATACAAGTTTGTTTCTATAACGGTTCATAACGTCACGCAGGTACTGCTCTGCTTTAATCTTAGGAAGATTACCAACGTCAATATAGAAAATTCTACGTTCTGGTGCTCTGGATAGTCTATAAATCACAAGACTATCCTCAATCATTCTCAATTGATTAAGTGCTTTGATTGCTTTGTGAAGGAATGAAAGAACTGTTTGCTTATTTCTATCTACAAGACCAGATGTAACATATACAATCGCATCCTTTGCAATCTTTACGTTATTTACATCTGATACTCTATAAGTAGCATTTTGCGATGACCCAACATTTGGGTCATACATATAAAATTCTTCTACTTCTTGATTGCTAAAATCAACTTGATTTTTTCCATTTACAATATTTCTATATTGAGAACCAAAAGCATCTTTGTTGTCTTTTTTAAGTTTTCTTATATATTTGATTTTTAACGCATCAATATATCTTACTTCTTTGATTCCATCTGATGGTTTGTTGAAATCAATTACTTTATGGTAATAGATTCTTCCATCAACATACCAGTTTCTAAAAATCTCGTGGCACTTCTTATCGAAGTCCATAACCTCTTTCAGATACTTAAACTCTTCTCTGATAATCTCTTTTAGTTTATCGGAAGCAGGAAGATTTGAAAGGTCTATCTCTACTGGAGAATCATTTAAGTCTGATACAATTGCTTCATTTACAACATCCTCAATCGCACTATCGCATTCTGGATGTAAAGACATCTCACGATATCTTCTGATTAAATCTGCTTCACTCTTATAAACACCCTCAATATCTACATACTGACCGTAGAAACCACTTGAAATATAAAAGTCTGATTTATCTTCTTCATTACGAGGAATGGGAGAAACAATCTTTTTGGACTGCTTCTCCCTATCATCTTCAAATTTAAAACCAAACAGTTTTGCCATAGTAATGTTATTGTCCTTATTCTACTATTTAGGTAGCAGCAGGTGTGGGTGCAGGTGCCAAAAATTCTTCTGCATCACCTGAACCAAGAATAGAATTACTATCCCCATCAAGAGCATCCCACCATTGAACTTGAAGGTCTACTGTGAATTCTTCAATAGTATCTGCTTGATCGTATGAAAGATCAATCGCACTAATGGAAGTTGGAAATGTTCCATAAAATTCATAAGCTTTGAGAACTTTTATATCCTTTGCTGATGAAAGATCACCATTAATTCCTGCTTTACCAAGTTGATAAACTTTCATATTTCTTTGATAGTTTTCAGGACTCAATTCTCCAGCATTGTCTTCGTGCTTATTCATATAGTTCATCCACTTTTCAAAAGCATTTCTAATTTTGAAGTCAGTATCATTAATTACTGTAATCGTCCAAGGATCAAATGTTCTATCACCAGCAATCTTGAGATTTCTTCCTCTAAAAGGAATATCAATTACGTTAATTGTTGAAGCAGGCAATTGTGCTGATTTAATTAAAAATCTAGTTACATCCTCAAGAACATTTCCACCAAATCCCAAATCAAGATCGGTGGGAAAGGTAATTTCACATTCAAAGAGGTTAGGTCTTGCTCCACCTCCAGAAATTCTATTCTTGAAGTCGTTTAGAGTTCTAGATCCAGGTGATACTGGACCACCAGTAAATTGATTTGCCATTGTTTTTTACCTCTTTGATTAAACAGTACCGATAATTTCTTCAAAACTAACTCCTGTGCGAGTAGCAACAAAAGTCAATCCAATAAAGTTGATTGATCTTGCGGGTTTGATGTAGATATCAGCTTTGAACTGATTTCCATCAATAACATCAGGTGTGTTGTTTGACTCATCGCAGACAACAACGAAATCAGTAATACCTCTTTTTGATTTCACATCACGGAGATAAGGCTCAACGATATTGATGAAGTTTGCTCTGGTGATTGTATCATTAAACTCAAAGAGTTGTGCTCTTGCTGCTCTTTCAATTGATGATTCAAGTGTGAGGAATAAACGACGAACGTTAATTCTATCAAATGCCGAAGTGTATGAAAGGGCAGTCTTATCACCAAAGAGAATAATGCCAGCACCAGGAGAGAAAATAATTGGATTAATTCTCTTAGGATAAAGAGTATCTCTTTGTGCTTGTGAAGGATTATAAGCAAGCTTTACTGCGTTATTCAGTGCTCCTCTGCTTGCACCAGCAGGTGAGAACCAAGGAAATTGATTGATTGATGTTCTAGCCATCAATCCAGCAACGTCAGCATTACAAGCAACATATCTAAACTGATTATTAAATCTATCATAAATGTACTTATAACCAGTATCAAATACTGCGTAAGATGATGAAGTTAATGGGTCAAAGAAATTAACAATATTGTTAGTTTGAGTATCAGAGTTTGTTTGATTAACAACACCGTCTCTATGTGGTGAAATGGTAGCAACACAGTCCTTACGAATATCTGCGATTGCGATTAGTTCATTTGCTTTTGCTTGTGATTCATAAATTGAAGCACCACCAGAAGGACCACCAATCAAAAAGTCAATTTTGTATTCTGTTGGATTTGTGAAGTTTCTATAGGCACTAATAACATCCGATAAACCAACTGAATAACCACCAACACTACTAACTCCAGAATAATCTCTACCACTAGTTAAGTTGTAGATAGATGCTCCAATACAATTGAATGTACTGCCTTGTGCTTCTAGACCCCAAGTAGTATTAGATGCTGATGCGACACCCGATGGTGTTGAGAATTTTGTTTTATCTCCAGTTGGAGCAAGTCCAGGGAAAATATATTGTGAATTATTAGCAATAATATCCTTATAGTAAATTGCTTGCGATGGAGAAATCTTTGCATCTAATGCTTTAGATACATTGGTATATTTCTCTAAGATATTACCAGCAGTACCAGTTACTGCTCCAGTATCATCAACAACAACGACGTGAAGTTCATCATTTCTTCCACTTCTTTCAGAAGCATATTGAGAAGTTCTTGGTCTTGGTGCGATATTTTTCCAATAAACAGTAGCATTTGTTAATCCTAATGTTTGTTCATTATACCAATCAGAAACTGTTGCCCCCGTGCGACCACTAGATGCAATACCAAGAACCGCAAGTTCTACTGTTCCTGATGCTGTTGCTGCTGTACTTATGCCAATTGAATTTGCAGTAGATCCAACTCCAACATAAGTTGCATCTACTGGAATAAAAGAGTTAAGTCCAGATACTTCAACAATAAACTGACCCGAAACAAGACCAGTGGGAACAGTACTGACATTTATTGATGTCGAACCAGTAGAAGTTGTACCTGTAAATCTTGCAGTTGCGGTTTCTATTTTAACAAAAGTACCACTATTGTTTATAATTCTAATAGTTTGATCGCTATTAAATGCATTTACACCTCCTTCCGAATAAGAAGTTTCAGTAAATACAGTTGAACCAGAACCAGTTTTTGCAGTAATTTTTACATCAATTGAACCAGCATTAACTTTGGTAATAATACCTTTAAGAGTTCCTGATTCTAATGTTGTTGTTCCAATACCAGCAACTGTTGCAGAAAAACCAGCAGTAACAGCATAACCAACTGCATTAGACAATCCAATAGTTCCAATTGCAATTCTTTGGTCTGCTGCGGCATCAATAACACAAACCTTCAAGTTATTTGCCCAAGAACCTGGGTTTCTAGCAGCCCAAGCCCAAGTAGGAGCAGTGGTCAGATTATTATAATCTTCTGCTGATTTAATTTTAAGTGTAGTTCCTGCGGTAGAACCAATCCCAGTAGAATTTGCGTTGTTCAACACTGTTCCATCACATCTTACAACTCTTAGAATACCACCATAAGAAAGATACGAAGAAGCACCTAGCCAATATTCGTATTGCGAGTCTGATGAAATTGGTTTTCCAAATGTATTGAGTAAATCATTCTCTGTTTCAATTAAAATAGGAACATCAACTGGACCCTTTTGAAAAGGACCAGCAATAGCTCCAACTTGATTGTTTGCTGCGGTAATTCCACCAACAGTCAAATCAACTTCTCTTATTCTGACTCCTGGTGATACTAAATTTAACGCCATCTGTTTCCCCTCTTGAAGAAGTTCATTTTGCCTAGAAGTATTTATAAATTGTTATTCTTCAAATGGGGAAACAATACGTGAACAATTACCAGTCTGGATATTGGCAATCTATGGATTTTTGTGGTTGTTTTTTTCTACTATTGATAATTCTATTGACAGTACACTCTTTACATTCATATGAATAGGCAGATGGAAATCCTCTTCTATTTTTTCTAGTCAAATAAAAATCATTTAGTAAATCTTTTTTTATTTTACAAACCCTACATTTTCTTTCTTTGAAGAGTAAATTATCCAATTCAAGTCCTTCTTCAAAACTCATTATTGATATTCCCACATAAAAGATCTATCCCCATACTCATCCAAATGCCACCTATCACCATCATTATCAACAAATGAGGTGTCATCACTCAATCCATCAGACATAAATCCAAATGGTGCCATATCTTGTTCGATTTGATCTTTTTGATCTTCGTATATTCTTTTACGAACATCATTATCCGTCATCTCCTTGAAATAATCCTGAACAACTAACCAAGCAAAAATCACAAGACACATCGCAAGGTCATCATTACATCCTTCTTCTGCTTCAAATGATTGACTTTTTTGAATAAAAGTTGTTAATTCACTAATGATATCGTAATCTTTGATGATTAGTTTATCATCTTCAATAATTGTTTTTAGGTTAGAGCATCCAACTTTTTTAACTGTTTTGGACATTTTAATTCCAAGTTGAGTTTTCTTACCAGAAAAACCCTGACCGACCATTTGACCTGCCCTTCCTCTCATTGAACACATCAAAATATTATCATATTCCAAATCATAATGAAGAATACTTGAAACTTGCTCTCCGATATCATTTACTTCGGCAAGAACAAATGCTTTGTTGTATGCTTTTGCTATATCGTGAATAATATTTGGAAAAAGCATAGGTTTGATTTCATTATTTCGATATTTTGCTACTACTTTATATGGGAATTGACTAATATCAAATACAATAAACGCAGAGTAATCGTTACTCATTCCACGAGATACGTCCACAGTCATTAAATATGTGTGCTTTTCGATTGGATCTTCATAGACATCCATTCCTTTACTTCTATTGAGTGGATCATCATAGACCATCATTCTAAGTTTTGATGGAGTAATCAAAGTATCAACAGACCCTAAAAATTCGCACTCAAACTCCTGTGTAAACTGTCGTTCAGAAGTATTCGCAATAGTTTGTCTCTTCCACTCTGCGTCCCTTCCAGGCACCGCAGACCAATGGACTTCGAGTGGAATATAACCATTCTTTCCTCTCTCTGCGTCATGCCAGAGTTTATAAAACATATTCATCCCATTAGGAGTTGAGATGATAATAACTTTTGTACTCGTTCCTGAAGAAATAGTAGGATACACAGAAGAAAAGAACTGTTCTGCGATGTGATTTGGAATGAACGCAAATTCGTCCAAGAAAATAATATTAAAAGAGTTTCCTCTAACAGCAGATGATGATGTGGATGCTGCTACAATTTTAGAACCATTTTCAAGTTCTAAAGAACCCTTGTTCCAAGAACCAACACCTTGCTGCAACCACTTTGGTAAATTTTCATAAGACAGTTGCAATCTACCTAAAAGTTCTCTTGCGGTTTCTGCTTTATTTGCTAGAATTGCGATTCTTATATTATCATTGAAAAGAGCATAGTGAAGAAGATAAGATACAACAGTTGTTGATTTTCCTGTCTGTCTAGGAAGTTTTGCAATATTAAATCTATTCTCGTGAAAGTTTGTAATCAATTCTTCTTGAAAATCATACATTTCAAAAGGCATTAAACCGTGGTCCAAAGAAACAATCTTCACATAATTCTTTGCGAAATAAATTGGATCATTTTTGCATTTTAAATATTCTTGAATTTGGTCTGTTGTAAATTCAATTTTGACATTTTCCGCCTTTAAATTCGGATTGCCCTTATAATGTCTTTCAATCATAAATTAATAGCCATACTTGCGACTGTTTCTTGT